GGGGGAGATTGCGGCCCAGGCGCCGGAGGTGGCTCAGGCGATCCTCGATCCCGAGATGGCGGAGGGCGTGGTGGAGATGGTGGCTTCGGCTTTCCCGAACTTGAGCAAGGGTCGCGTAAAGAAGATGGTGAAGGAGTTGCGCGATACCGGGGCGACTGAGATCCCGACCGAGAAGTTGGTCGAGAACCGCCCTGCGGTGAGGGCTTACGAGTTGGGTCGGGACTTGATCTTGGACTCGAATATTTTGGATTTGCAGTCGGCGCGGGCGGTTTATTGCGTCCACTGGTACACGCCGGAGAGTTTGAAGGAGAAGGTTCTTCTGGAGGGCTGGGATTCTGATTTCGTGGACGAGGCAATCAAGGTCACGACCGGTGAATTCGACGGGCAGTCCACTTTTTCGGAGTACCAGTTCACGGGTCAGGCCGCGATGCCGCAGGACTACGATGGCCTGGTGAAGTTGATCACTTGCTATCGCAAGGACATCGACGAGGACGGGGTGCCGATTTGTTCGGAGACGGTCTTCAGTCCGGGGGTGGAGGGCTACGCGACTCACGGGGCGAGCATGTACGCGCCGGGCAAGTATCCCTTCGTTGCGATCACTCGGGAGCATCTGAGTAGGCGGCTGCTGGATTCTCGGGGCTATCCCGAACTGTTGAGGAGTTACCAACTGGCGGTCAAGACGGAGATGGACTCAAGGCGCGACCGGGCGAGTCTTTCGACGGTCCCGCCGGTGGAGTATCTGGTCGGGAGACGTCCTGAGAAATTGGGACCCGGAACGCAAGTGCCGGTCCGCCGGAGGGGCGAGGTCGGCTACATGGAGATCCCTCGCTACTCGAATGCATCGACTGAGGTTGAGATGCAACTGCGGAGCCTGGCGAACAAAGTGACCGGGCGGGCGACGAGCGACCTCGACGCGGTCGAGGCGAACGTGATGAGGCAGGCTTTGGTGAACAACTGGCTTTCGGGCTGGAAGGACGTTTTGCGGATGGCCTGGAGCATGCAGAGGCAGTACGGCGGTCCCGAGATATGGTTTCGGGTCACGGGCAACGAGCAGGGGGCCCAGATCGTGATGGACGACACTGCGGAGTTGTATGATTTCAACATCACGTGGGACACGATGAACGCGGACTCCGATAAGGTTTTGGCGAAGCTCAAGACCGTTGGCGAGGTTTTGGCGCAATATGATCGTCAGGGTCAGGCTCGTTACGACGAATACTTGAGGATTTTCCTGGAGGCGGTCGATCCGAACTTGGCGAGCAAGTTGATTGCACCGGCGCAGGAGGCGACGAACAAGGAGATGGCCGAAACTTCCGCCGACATCGCGAAGATATTCTCCGGCCAGGTCGTGACGGCTCCCCAGAATGCGAACTCGCAATTGAGGCTTCAGATCATGCAGCAGTATTTGCAAGGGACTCAGGAGATCCCTGGAACTGACATTCAGGCGCGGTTGCAGGAGGATGAGTTGTTCGCGTCCAGGTTGCAGAACTACGCTTCGCAGTTGGAGTTCCAGCAGCAGCAGCAGCGCAACGCCTTGACGGGAGCCTTGGGGGCTCCTCCGGGCAACGTACCGGCGACGTCGATGCCATCGGAGCCGCCTGGGGCTCCGATGGGGGGATAGGGCGATGCCGTTCAAGAAGACGAAATCGGGCAAATATCGTTCGCCGAGCGGCAGGCTGATGACGCTGGGTCGGGTTAAGGCGTACTATGCCAAGCAGGGGTCCAAGGCGAGGAAAGGAAAATTGAAGCGATGAAATGAAACTCGACAAGGCGATAATATTTTTGCATGGGCGCGACGACTGGAACGCGGTCCTCGATTATCTGGGGAAGGAGCGGGAGAGTTGCCTGGGCGACTTTCAAGATCCCGAGAGGCTGGAGAATCCGCAGGCGTTGGCTCGATTGGCTGGAGAAATTTCGGCTTTTGACCGAGCTTTGAGGAACTTGACTTATGACGATTCCGGAGAAGACCCCCGCTGAGAAGTTTTCCTTTGAGGTTCGGGCGTTGTTGAATCGGTGGCTCGAGGAGAGCGACCTGGAGGACTTGGACTTGGCGGAGGCTGCGGCGAAGACGATCAACGACTGGCTCGACGAGGAGGCGGTGATTTTCGAGGCGGACGAGGACTTGCTGGGGGATGGCGAACCCTCCTAAAAAGCAGGGCGCCAGTTACGAGGCTCGCTTCACGGCTGACGCGATATCGAAGGGTTTCGACGTGATGGAGCCCGCCGGGGATTATTTAGGATATGACCGGATTGCGGTCAATGATCGCGGGGAGACTTTCCGGGTTCAGGTGAAGGGAACTTCATACCTTCAAAAGGGGAAGCGGAGCTACAAGATTTTGGCGGCCACTGGGAAGGGTGGTTCTCAGAAGAAGATGTTGACGGTTGACGACGCGGAGGTATTGGCGGTTTACGTCGATCCGGTGGCGACTTGGTATTTGATACCGGTGGCCAAGTTGAATTCGAAGAGCGTTTACCTATCGCCGGACGACGAGAAATCGGTGGGACGCTACGAGACTTGGCGGGAAGCCTGGAACGTGTTCGCCTGAAGTTTTTTCATTTATTTTCGGCCTGGTGAAGTTTGAATCCGAAAAATCTATATAATGGCGTTTGGCTGGGACTCCGTCCCGGCAGTGAGACAGCGACTCAACCAAACGCAGCAATGGCAGAAGAGACTACTATTAGCGAGGCTCCGGCTACTGAATCGGGAGCAGAAAACGACAACGCAGGCATCTTGACGGTGGAAGACTTGGCCAACTCCTTCGCGGAGCGGGTCGAGGCGGACGCTGAAGAGAAGCCGACCGAAACCGAGGCGACGGAGGCTACCGAGGCCGAAGGCGCAGAAGCGGTGGAGGAAGAGGACGTTCTTTCAAAGTCTATCTCGCAAGAGGACGACGAGACGCCCGAAGAGGAGGCTGAAGCGGAGGAACCCGCAGAGGAGGAATCGGAGGGGGAGTCACCGGCGGTCGGTCGCTTGCTCAAGCAGGTGGGGAAACTCACGGCGAGAGCGAAGGGAGCGGAGGAAGCGAACGAGGCGATGAAAGCCGAGATCGCGAGCCTCAAGACCCAAGGGACCGACGGAAACGCGGAGGCTCAGGGATCGCCTGTTTTAACCGACGTGGAGTCCATCGCCGATCTGGAAAAGGTCCGGCAGGAAGCTCTCTCGGCCAAGAAATGGGCGGTAAGTCACTTGGGAAAGGATTACGTCGAGAGCGACGGCAAGGAATACGACGGGGATCAGATCCGCGAAATATTCGCCGCAGCCGACGAATACTTGACCGAGAAGATACCGGCTCGGGGTCAGTTCATCCAATCGAGGCAACAGTGGCGGGCGGACGCCCGGACTACTTATCCTTGGTTGGATCTTCAGGAGGGGCCGATGTACGAGCTGTATTTGCAGATCCGCAGCGGCCCGGAATACGCGGCCATGTTGGACAGCCTTCCGCAGGGCGATTTCGTAGGAGCCACTTTGGCTCGGGGAATCAAAGGCGCGAAGGACGACCAGGAAGCCGCCAAGGGGAAGTCGAAGAAGAAGAAGGCGCGGGCCAAGCCCCCTCCCAGTCAGGAGGGTGACGCGGCGCCACCGGCCCAGTCCAAGAAAGCGAGACAGAAATCGAGAAAGAACAAAGCCCTCGGCAAAGGAGTAATATCGGAAGGCCAGTTGGCTGCATTTCTCACTGACTAAAATATTTAAAATATAAGGAAAATAAAAAAATGGCTATAGCAACTTCATACGACGTAGGGAGCGTGCAGGGCGCTCGCGAGGACCTCAGCGACCAATTGAAACGGGTCTCACCCGAGCAAACTCCAGTATTTTCGACGCTCGGTCAAAGCCGGTCGCCCAAGGCTCTTTTGAGCGAGTGGATGGTGGACAGCCTCGGGAACCCTGACTTCGAGACTCCTCCGGTTGACGGCGCGGATCTCAGCTTCAACGCATCGTTCTCCGACGAAATCTCGACACGAGTTCGCATGGGAAACCGCATCCAGCAGGTGCAGCGACCCTTCGCCGTGTCTCGTCTCGCCGAGAAGATCGACGTCGCCGGACCTCAGTCCAATCTCTACGGCGCTTCAGCCGCCAAGGCTTTGATTCTCCTCAAGACGGACATCGAGTCGCAAATCTGCGCGGGGAACATTCCCCAGACGGGAACCAGCAGCGTTGGTGACCGAATGGGCGGACTTCGCCACTGGACCGATCCAACTGCAACCACCGGCGTGTTCGACACGGCGGCCAAACAGGATTTTCGGGCCGTCAGCGGCAGTCAGTTCGACTACACTGCGGACGGAACCCTTACGGAAACCGATCTTCGGACCCTCGTCCAAAGCGTTTACGAAGCTGGCGGAAAAAGCGTCGGTTATTCGTTGTACTGCGGTCCTTCGGTTATCAACTCGTGCACCGACTTCTCGCGTTCGCTGAATGCGGTCGGGGGAACGGTGGCGGGCGCGGCCTTCAACGTCGATTCGGGAGACGCCACGCTAAGTTTGAGCGTGACGACCTGGGTCAGCGATTTCGGCAGAATCGATATCGTGCCCAGTCTGTTCATCGGACGTAACTCGGGCGGAGCAATCGACGCCACCGTGCGCAACGCGGGTCTACTCCTCCCGAAGGACGACACCGTCTCGCTTAAGACGATGGAAGGGGTCACCACGATCGAACTTCCCGACGTCGGAGGCGGAGGCCGCAGAGGTTTTGCCGAATGGATGGGAACCGTCTGCGTACTCAATGCGCGCGCCTTGGGCAGCATTATTTGATCTAGTTTCGGGGAAGGCTTATTTCCCGATTGTGAATCATAGGGAAACTATGGCGAGGTCGGCTGGGTTACCGGCCTCGCCTTTCCTTTTTAAAATTATGAGTCTGAACATCATCATCAAGAGCGGGACCGACGACCGCAAAACCAACGCCGAGATCGCCGAGGGGCTGGCTCGGGCAAATCAAGAGGCAGCCGTTCGCGAGAAGGCCACCTATCGGAAGCGCAGTCGTCAGATTCGCAAGGCGGCGGAAGAGATCCGAGGCGGAAAGGGGGCTTTCCGTTTGGAGAGCGTCATGGACGCCCGGACGTACATGCGTCACGAGCAGGACAGGCCGGGCTGCATGGCGGACGACACCTACCGCAAGGAACTCCTCAAACACAACGAAGAGATCGACTGCCGATGAGGACGGTTTCGTACACTGACCTGAAGAATCGATTCACCTCGGCCATCGGAGTGGATACTCTTTTGACGGCGGAGGAGACTGGATTCAAACGCTCGCTGAACGACCGCGTTCGGGGAGCCTGGACGAGGAGCAAGTGGCCCGAGTTGACCGACGTCGTCGAGAAGACGGTGGCCGCCGTGGCCGATCCCCCGTTCGACAAGGCGGTGAGGATCGACAATGCCTCGGACCTGTTCGACGTCTTTTCAGTTTGGAACAAGAATCCTTTCACCGAGGTTTCGGCGGTCCAGCGGAGCTTTAGTTTGGTTAACGGCTATTTGGTGCTGCCCGCCGAGAACAGCGACACGACGGTTTTCGTCGTGGGAAGCCTGGTTCCGGCGAGCGACTACGGCGACGGGACGACCACTTTGCCACAATTCATGGAGCGCTTTCTATTGTCCGCCGGGGTGGCGGACTGGTATCGGGCCGACGGTCAGAACGACAAGGCGGCTGCGGAGGAAGCTCGGGCGGAGAATTACCTTCTCGACGAGATCGACCGCGCCGAGCGTCTCCAGTCTCAGAACAAGATAGTGATCACGCAATATCAGGCCCCTTGGCCAACTCTTTTGGTAACACAAACAACGGTATAAAATGGGACAAGTAAACGTATACAATTTGTCGGGCGGGAACGGCTCGGACTACATCAACGACACGGCGGCGCACGCGACTGATTATTTCGCTTTTCAATGCACCGAGGAAACGGTCTTCGCGGCTATCGTCGGAAACATGGATAACGCCGCCGACTTATGCACGGGTGAAGACGCCACCGCTCTTGCGGCGGGCACGGTGCTTTACGGCAGGTTCAGTAGCGTCACGCTAACCAGCGGTGCGATCATCGCTTATAAATCCTGATGCCTCCTCCCCTCGGCATGGCGAGCGGCCTCGGCCTTGGGGTTCCCAGGGCGGCGACCTCGAGCGGGTCGATTCCGGC